ATCCAGACTTAGATTTAAGGATGGTGTTTCAAGCACCTTATAATAAAATTAGTAAGAAAAGTAAGACAACTTATGCAATGTGGTGTGAAAAGCATGACATTCCATGGACGTCTTACCATGATATACCAATCGAATGGTTAACATGACCGAGAATGAATTCGTTAGGCACATGCCTTGCGACAACTGTGGATCATCGGATGCAAATTCATTGTATACCGATGGTCACACTTACTGCTTTGTCTGTGAAAACATCACGGACGGAGATAAACCAAATCACAATAACAGAATGCAAGGAACTGTATACCTTACAGGATCAGCCGAACGGCTGCAAAAACGTGGTATTTCTGAGAAAACTAACAAATTCTATCAAATTCATGTAGATGGTAATGAATTAAAGTTCCCATACTATGATGAATCAGGAATACTTAAAGGTATAAAAACCAAAACAAAGAAAAAAGACTTTCGCTATGAAGGAGTTTCCACTAATACCTTATTCGGTCAGCATCGCTTCCCTACTACTGGTAAGCGTATTGTTGTTACTGAAGGCGAACTAGACGCAGCCTCATGTTATGAAGCCATGCCATCATGGCCAATGGTTTCCCTACCTCATGGAGCTGCGGCAGCTAAGAAGGATATCCAAAAACAGATACCACTCTTCCAAGGTTATGAGGAAATTGTCTTATTTTTCGATAATGATGAAGCAGGTATTAATGCATCAGCAGAGGCAGCATCAGTTCTCCCACCGGGAAAAACTAAGATAGCTCGTCTGGAGGGATACAAAGATCCTTCAGAAGCATTGCAAGCCAACGACTCTGACGCAATTAGGAAAGCAATCTGGGATGCTAAACCATACCGACCAGATGGCATAGTCGAAGGTAAATCACTATTAGATTTAGTGACAACACCTACTCCACAAGCAGATCATGCTTATCCTTTTGAAGGACTCAATGAGCTGTTACATGGAATTAGGTATCAAGAGTTGATCACAATAACAAGTGGCTCAGGTATTGGTAAATCAAGTTTTTGTCGACAAATTGCGGCAAATCTATTAGATCAAGGAGAAAAAGTCGGTTACTTAGCTTTAGAGGAATCTAACAGACGAAGTGCTTTAGGACTAATGTCATGTGCATTAGGAAAATCTTTACACATAGGTGACCATGAACAAACAGAATTGGCAGACGCTTTTAATTCTACTATGGAACATTGGAATTTATTCCTGTTTGATGGTTTTGGTTCGTATGATCCTGACACAATTTACTCTAGGATCGAATACCTTGCCTGTGGATTGGAATGTCGTATTGTATTCCTAGATCACTTAAGTATTCTATTGTCTGGTTTAGATGGTGATGAACGTCGTATGATTGATACTACAATGACTAAATTAAGGTCATTAGTTGAACGTACTGGCATAACACTATTTCTAGTATCACACTTAAGGAGAAGTAACAATGATAGGACTTCGCACGAAGAAGGAGGAAAAGTATCACTCAGCCAACTTAGAGGATCTCATAGTATTGCTCAACTCAGCGATTCGGTCATCGCTTTGGAGCGAGACCAACAGGCAGAAACTGATAGAGATATTACCACTCTTAGAATTATTAAAAACCGTTATTCAGGAGAGACTGGATTCGCAGGTAAAATAAGATATGACTTATCAACATCACGATTTACTGAGTATGAAACTAAAGAATCACCAATTTTCAACCCGTCCACAGATTTTTGAAGATGGTAATTATGAACACCCATGGTATACACACTTAAGAAAACCTAACCCACCCACCCAAGATGCTATCAGAAAAGCTAAGTTCAAAGACAAAACCTTTGACTGGGACAGTAATAATAGACCTAGAAACAAACGGTCTTCTTAAAAATACTACTGACATCCATTGTATTGCTGTTCATTACGTAGAGGAAGGTTGTACCATTAGCTACAATGATACAGGATTAACTTCACCAATAACAGAAGCTGTTCAATATATAGAATTAGCTGAGAGAATTATTGGACATAACATTATAGGATTTGATATCCCTATAATAAAAAAGATTTATCCATGGTTTGAACCTAAAGGAGAAATCATTGATACTCTTTTACTATCTCGTCTATACCATCCTAATATGATGGAGATAGACAAAAGAAGAAACTGGAAACATATGCCGTTACAATTATATGGTAGACATTCACTCGAATCTTATGGATACCGATTAGGCGAATACAAAGGAAACTTTGGTAAAGAAACTGATTGGTCTACATGGAGCCAAGAGATGGAAGACTACTGCGTCCAAGACGTTGCTGTTACAGAAAAACTATGCAATCATTTCCACCGCTACCTGAGTGGGTCAAACTCGAACACCAAGTAGCTCAAATACTTACACAACAGGAGATCCATGGATGGTATTTTGATGAAGAAGCTGCACGGAAACTTGAATCTACTCTCAGAATTGAGTATGAGACGATTACTAAAGTACTTCAAGACAGGTACCCTTACGTTGCAGGAAAGGAATTCACTCCTAAAAGAAATAATAAAACACAAGGATACATCGAAGGTTGTACATTTACACGATTAAAGGAATTTAATCCTTCATCACGGGATCACATAGCATGGATTTTAAAAACACACTGTGGATGGACACCCTCATCTCTGACCTCTACAGGCAAAGCCGTTATAGACGAGACAGTTCTCAAAGAGATTGGGACGGATACTGCTCTGAAGTTCTCGACACTACTGGATCTGACGAAGCAGTTAGGGATGATATCCGAAGGCGTGAACGCATGGCAGAAGCTTGTTACGACGTCTAGCCGTATACATCATTACTGTTCTACTAATACAGCCACGTTTAGATGTGCTCATCGTACACCTAATCTCGGACAAGTCCCTAGTGATGAACGATTCAGACGTTTATTCATAGCTACACCCGGTCAACGTATGGTCGCAGCTGACTTATCAGGGATAGAATTAAGAATGCTTGCTCACTATCTAGCCAGATACGATGGCGGTAGGTATGCTAAAATTCTTACAACAGGCGATATACACCAAACTAATGCTGATAAAATTGGTATTAGTAGGAGACAAGTTAAGACTGTAACCTATGCATTTTTGTATGGTTGCGGAGACATCAAGTTAGGACACTCTTATGACAAATTATTATCCGAAGATAAAGCTAGAAAAAAAGGAAAAGAAATCCGTAAAGCTTATGTTGATGCCATTCCGGGTCTTGCGGAGTTGTTGGCGGCTACTAAAAGAGGTGCAGAAAGAGGTTTCGCAAGTGCCATCGACGGTCGTCGTATCGGGGTTGACAAAGGGCACAAGTTTCTCAATTACCTCTTACAGGGAGGAGCAGCGGTTATCGCCAAGAGATGGATGGTCACCGCACAACAGCATATAAAAGATATGTCTTTGTGTTGTCACCAACTTGCTTTTATCCATGATGAATTACAATTTGAATGTGAGCCAAAACACGTAGAAGATCTCAAGTCTATATTAGAATTATCTGCTGTTGAAGCAGGTGAGTATTATAATATGAGGATTCCTATAGCTGCTGAAGCTAAGGATGGAGAGACTTGGGCAGATACCCACTAATTAAACATGACATTAATTTCACCCGTAGAAGACCAGCAATTAGAGCTGGAAAATATTCGTCCAACTCATTTAACGTGTGCTACATGTAAAAAATTATTACCTATAGAACAATTCTCCCCTCAAAAAAGCAACACAGGTAACTATGGTAAAAAATACACATGTAAACCATGCAACTGCCATGCCAATCAACAATGGAGACTAAAAAATCCACTTAAGAATGCTTTGGGAGATGCTAGCTTAGCACATAGATACAGACCTAACTCAGTACCTAAAGAATTTGATATTGACGTAGATTATCTAAAACAAATAGATACTACTGATATATGTCCGATATTAGGGATACCGATGCAATGGAATGCAGGTTTAGGAAACGGCAAGCGTAATCAAAATGCTAAATCTCTTGATAGGATTGATTCTAGCCGAGGTTATATCAAAGGTAATGTACAAATTATTTCTTGGAAAGCTAATGACTTAAAAAGTAATGCAACCCTTGAGGAATTAATTAAACTCGGTAAATGGGCAGAAACTAATTTATGAAAATTTTAATAGACGCAGACTATATTGTATATAAGTCTTGTGCTGCAGCAGAAAGTGAAGTAGACTTTGGCGATGATGTTATCCTCGTTACAAGTAACTTTAATGATGCGTATAAAGCCGTTAAACGTGAAATCGCAAGGATCGAAAAGAAACTTGGT